AATACGACGCTAATAAGATTCTTTTGCATGTTAGCCACCTAAACCTAATGAAATTTTAACCAGCGAACCGGCTGCGCCACCACTTGTGAATTTAGCGTTAGGTAATAGAACACCTAATGTTACGCCTGTACCAACAACACCTGAGAAATCACCAGTACCTGTTGATCCAACACGTAAATAAACGGGTGCATCTTTAACCACTGTATCAAGAACTTTAACCCAGATGACGCCTTGTGTTACGACTGTCATATCGTATTTAGCTGTTGCACCTGATTCGGTTGAAGTTCGCGCGCGGTTTAGTTCGTATTTAACGACACCTACAAATTGAGCAGCGACCGAACCGCTTAACGGTAATTTTGCACCGTCTTCGCCGTCTGTCACGACACCTTTACCGTAACCGATACCGACAGTACCTTTATTTAACTTCGATACTGCGTTACATAACTGTAAGCTCGACACTTGACCAGCATACGCCGCGTCGTGGTCGATTTTATTTCCACCTAATACTGGCATTTTATTTCCCCTTCCAGGCGTTCGCTTGGGCTTCTTTGTGTGTGTCATATGCTGACTTGCGTGGTTCTTGCTTATTAACCACGGTCGCAGCATCTTGAGCTAATTTTGATAATTGACTTGAGTCGACCACCGGTTGAGCTTCAGCGTCTGTTACTGCCATGTCGAACGCGGCTTGAACGTACGTATCTGACTTAACAGACCAATCAATACTCGGGCGTTTATCTGCTAGCGCTGCACGTTGGATCGTAACGATGTCAACGCTATCACATGTGAAATCCACACCAGCGACTTTAATAGCTGAATCACGAGTCGCAGCGATTGAGGTTACTCGCTCGTTGATCGCTTCGTCACTAGACTTAGTTTTTTCAGCTTCGAGTTTTTCTTCCATCGCTTCCTTTTCCGCTTCGGCCTTATCGGCTTTCGACTCGGCGTCGGTTGCTCGTTGTGTTAGTCGTTCAATTGAGTCGGTAACGAGTGCGGCGACCGCTTCGTCTGCAACATCAATCGAGCGACCTGAATCAAGTGTTACCTTGCTCATTGGTTTTACTCCTTGGTTGTCGTCGATACGGACTTGTGCGCCACCGCGACCGCGTTTAACGATCGCGACATGGTTAACGTCAATTCCGGTTTGTTTAAATTCATATGGTTGCCCGTCGTCAGTCGTGCTAATTTCAGCGACGTAAACGGCGGTGTAACCTGGTGATAATTGCGATTTACCCGACTCAACGTCGGCGATAGCTTTAGCGTCTTTGATGATTAATTCCACATCAACAAAGTCACCGGATTGTTTAGCGCCGATAACGTGACCCACGCTTGTGGATTTGTACGTCTTAGCGTCGACCATTACGGACGGGTGATCGTTTGTAACGTCAACGTTTGAGTATGTCGCGAGCGAGTCAGCGTTGAACACTTCGTCGGCTGGACGGTAAACGTTAACAATTGTATTTGGTGCGCGGTCAGTAAGACCTAACTCAGACGCCAGGTATTGATAAACACCGGTGCGAGCCGCTTTACCAGTCACACGCAAAAAACCGTTGTCAGTGTAAACACGTGATGACGGTGCAAAGTCGAATGTCTCGCTGACGTTAATGTGCTTCAAGTGATAAACCCCTAACTATATTACAATCAGTATAACTTAATGTATAAAGGTGTTGCAAACGTTTAATTTGTAGAGTATATTGACGAGCTTGTCAATTTAACAACAACGAAGCGAGAACGATATGAATAAAGTAGATTGGAGTAAAGCTCCACTTGGAGCCAAACGCTACAATACAGACAAGCACGTTTATCCTTGGCTTTTAACATCGAGGGGGTTGGTATTTTTTCACGACGGCGACGATTGGATGAAGTACGCCGATCAAAGGTCGGGCGCCGAACACTGGGTGGGTGCGATACAACGCCCCAAACCAGCAGTACCAACCGACGTCGATGCGACTATCACGCAACGTGGCGAACGCTACGGTAAGTTTAAAGACGGGTCGGCTATCATGCAAAACTTAAAGAACATCATGCGCGAAACACCGAACTGGGAAGGTTTAACACCGAGTCAACGTGAAGCGCTTGAAATGATACAGCATAAAGTCGGTCGTATTTTAAACGATGATCCGATGTACGATGACAATTGGCGCGACATCTGCGGATATTCACAGTTGATTTTAGATGAGCTTAACGGGGCTGTACGATGAAATTATGGTACGAAAAAAAGCGCGACGAGTTTTATCGCGCGTACAACGAGGCGATTGACGCCGAGGACATGACGCTCGCAAACGAAATGTTTATCGAGTACGAGAATTACGTTAAATTATGCGGAGGTGTACGATAACGATTAACGCTTAACACCCTTCACGACGCGACCGGCTTTTACGTTCGCGTCGACTTCTTCCTGTGACACCGGTCGACCAATACAGCGACATTGATAATCTTGACCCGGTATAATGGGCGTACCCTTGTCGCTAAGTGGTGGGTTATCCCATCGATACACACCCTTACCATATTGAGTGACCTTGTCAGCTATTTCACTGTGTCTGTGCCTAACGCGTTCGTCGTCTGAGTCGTCCCACTCAAAAAATGGGAAACCCGCTGAAGTTTGACGCATACGGTTTAAATCGCCGTTAACCTTAGCTGTTTGGTCACGGGCGATCATTTTAGCTCGACGCTGTGTGACACCGAATTGTTCCTGTAACGCCTTAGCTATCGAAGCGGGTCGACCACCTGCTCGAACGTTAGCCATAACGATTGATTCGACCTGTGTCAAATACTGATCGGGTATTGATTGTATTAATCGCACATTATCAGCTATCGACGCCTGGATGTAGTCGGTAAGTTGTTGTGAGTCGCTATAAATATTAATACCTAAATCGCGCTCAGTCCGTCGCAGATTTGACGTATTTGCTGAGTTGATAAATTGTCGAGCCATTTGCGTGGCCAGTAATTTAAACCGTGGGTTAGTTATACGTATACGTACAGCTTGCAACGCCTCAGTTAACACGTCGACCCATGAATTAACTGTCACTACGCTGTCACGCTGATATTGGGGCGCCAGGTTACGCACAACGGGCATGACGATAGTATTAACCTGTTCACTTATGTCACGCACCATGCGTTGTAATTGCACGTTGTACGCAATACCCGCCGACACATCGACCTTTACACCTTTTGGTCGCTTGCGTGTCGATGTGCTAAGTTGCTGCTGAAGTAATTCGGCGCTTGTCATGTTGTCGGTCCTGTTGTATCAATGCGATTAGTATATCACCGCTTGACGCTGTTCGCGAGTGGGTGTATATTGACGGAGTTGTCAACTTTGGTACAATTAAACGGACGAGGTTATAAAATGTTAACAGTAAAAGAGTTTCAGGATTTGGGTGTTGAGTTTGTTAATGGTGATCGGCTTGGTGGTGATTACGTTGGTGCGTGGAGTGCTGCCGACGACTTTCATTTTAAAGTTGACCCAAATTCTTATTATGATTTCGCGCTTGAGTCATTCGCATGGCGACCACTTAACACGCTGCCAGATAATCCAAAGTTTAAGTTTGAGCAAGATTTTACTAAGGCGGAAATCAAATGGCGTCCACTACTGGACCAACCACAAACAGAAACCAAAGAAGAATCAGAAGCATTCGACAAGATGAAAGCGCATGAGTTTGATGCGCATGTTAGCAGTGAAAAGCCAGTATTCACGCAGGCAATGGCTGAGCCAAAAATAGGCTTTACGTTTAAGTTTAAGCACCATATAGATGGTAAGTTTGGTTTTTTGCACCAAGAAAAGTACGGTTGGGAGGACGGCGACGAACTTGAGCTAATTCATAAGGTTGCCGACCATAACGGAACTGAGACTTATATTGTTTTAAATACTCAGCCGGACGTTCTTAGCCTAGTAAAGATTACTGACATATCATTTTTCGACACTCGCACACCAAAGCAAAAAGCTGTTGATGAGATGCTGCAAATCATTGATGACCAATGCTCACGCCGCAAGGCTTGCGAAATAATATACAACATGCTTGTTGATGAAAAATGCTAGACCTACCTCCTGCACATTGCCAGTCTCAGCAGCAAATAGCTATTGAGATAATGCAATCTGTTAACGATGCTGATTTGAGTAAAATCAAGTCAGCGAATAAAAACAAACGAATACTACACAAGGCGCTTGATAATTACATTCAAGGTAAGCCGATAAGCGTGAGTGAGTTTTCAATAATGATTTATAAAGGATGCAGAGATGAGTGATGTTAAAATGAGTGATGAAAATGTAATTTACTGCCTAAATTATTTGTCAGAGTTTGACGCTAAAGATATTGAAGATGATGAGTTTGATATATCAGTTAATGACGATCAATTTGCATCAATGAGCATTGTGCGCACAGCAAAACTTGGCGCTGAGTTAGCAGAAAAACTAACAGAACAAGTGAAGACGCTACGAGAGTTTGCAAAATCACTAAATCTTAGTGGCGCTGACGATATTAGGCGAATGATACTACTGGATGATATGAAGTGACCTACTACGAATAATAAACGCCCCTTGATAATAAATCTTGGGGCGTACTTATCACATCTGCTCAACGTATCGAGCTGCGAACGCTAACGGGTCCGAGTCATCGACAGGTGTCGCGGGCGCTTCGGGTTCAGGTTCGACTGGTTCGTCGAACATATTACCTTCTTCAAGTGTTTCAAGTTTGTCGAGTTCGTCTTCGTCATACTGGTATTCTTCACTCGCTTGTAACTCACGCATAACCTGTGACTTTTGTACGATACCAGCTTCGAGGTACTGCATGTGCTTTTGCGCGCGTAACTGTTCAGCCTGGGCGTTTTCTAAATCGTTAGGTAACGACAAAGGATTCCACACATAATCATAGTCGGCGGGCCAATTACCAAGTGCGCTTCGGACCATTACTTCGTCGAGCGTTCGCATGGGTTCAGCAAGATACGACCGCTGACCAGCTCGTATTGAGTTGTTATAGTTACGGTCATCACCTTCGCCACTGGCGTTCATACCCTTAGCGCTCGTACCGAACATACGCGTAACAGGTATGTCGGCCGCGCCGCTAATCCACGTCATGAACTGTTCGATAATAGGCGCCACACCAGACAGGTTGAGCGTCATGCGGGCGAATTTTTCATCACCGTCTAGTAGGGCCATTTGAATACTTGATTTCATTAAACTAAACATTTCGTAGCGTTTAATGATCATATCGTCTTGGTCGGTGCTTAATTCTTCGGTGAGTCCTTCACGAGTTATCACATCGATGTTAGCTTCTTGCATGAGTTCAGCGATACCGTCTTTCGCTGCGACCATATCTGTAATGTCGTCCAAGCATTTACGTAGTTCAGAGTCACCCCACCCTTGGGTTTGTGCCATGAACCGCAACGGTAATCGTGCGCCTGTGAATCGTGCAAAGTGACTGTGATGAATTTGCATCGACCCGCCACGTATCGTGTAAAACTCAGGTTTCAGGTAATTCGATGCGAGAATGTCCCAGGTGTTAATCGTGAACGACGACATGTCCCAACGGTCCAACACGAGTAATCGTTTTAAAGAACCTTTGCGTATGCGTTCAACGTTTAGCGGTTTAGTTAGGTCTTGGTCAGTGATCATAAGAATACCCGACCCACCGTAAAGGCGCGCCCATGTCACGGCTTCTTGAACCACGTTCGGGACGAGTAATTGAGATTCAAGCGCTTCGATGTCTTCCGAGCCGTCACACTTAACCCGTCGCCATTCGCGTGTCATGTCTTCAGCGGGGATGTCGCATATTTTGCGCGCTATCCAGTTAGACTGATAACACGCGTCTAAGCTCGCCCAGTCGTTGAGGTTGGCATATTGCCATTGGTTATGTGAACGCTTTGATTTGGCCGTACCCAAACCCGACATCACGTTGGTCAGTCCGTCGAGTATCGGTGGTGGTATGGCCGCGAGTGTCGTGTTTGTGTCGCTCATTACAGAGTCGCCTTATAAATATTCGTTAAGATTTGGACGCTTCTTGTCCATCATTTGGTCTATCGCATCGATCATCGGGTCTATTTGGTCGTCATGCGTTTTAAAGTCACTCTGTAAACCCTCACACTCAGCTAGAAAGTCGTTAAGCCACGGTGCGTCATCGGGCAACCTCACATAACCAGACTCGATATAACCTTGAACGTCCATGAACCTCGTTAGTTTATCAGTGTTTCGTTGAATCGCCAACACGGGGATCAGCGGCTTAGTCGATTTACGAATTTGTTGAATAAGACCCGTACCGCTCGCTTTGTCTTCAATCATCATTTTACGACACGACGACCCATGTGCGCCTCGTGCTTTTTGCCAGAATAACACACAGCGTTTCTTGAGTTCGTCCGACTCCCATTTACCGCGTATCATGTCGATGAGATAAAGATAACCATCCTCACCTAAACCCCAATGTTGAAACACCGAGAAGTCGTTTCGTTCTTTGATTTTTTGTGCTGTGTCACCGATAACATACGAATATTTTATTTTAGGTAATATTTTATACTCACCGAACCATTCGGATCTGATTAACGAACCACCCTTGGCGCTCGGTCGTTGTTGGTATAACGCGTTCCAGGTTAGCGAACCCGACGCTTTACATTGGTCTACGAATGCGCGTGGCATACGTTCGGGAAACAATATATCGTACTTCTCACGTAATTTATAAGTTATACCGTTCAGCGTGTGCGTTTCGGGTGTGTCTTGGTCCCATTCCATAGGGAACGAAACGACACGCCATTGTTCACCACCATCGGCAGCACGTGCGAGCAATTGACCCGCTAAGTCGTTCTTATGCCAGCGTGTGAGAATGATAATAATACCGTTAACTTTTGGGTCACGACGAGTGTAGAACGTCGTGTCATACCAATCGATAACGGTTTCTTGATACGCAGGTGATGACGCTTGTTTGTAGTCTTTCGCTGGGTCGTCGATAATACCGATATTCATACCCTGGCCGGTAATACCACCACCGACACCAGCGGCGCGATATGAACCACCAGCGAGATTACCATCACTGTCGACAGGTTCCCACAACGTAGCCGTGTTACTTGCGCCTCGACCCATAGAACGACCCTGTACGAGTCGAGTGTTAGGGAATACCGACTCGTATTCACCCGCGTCGATAATACGCTGTGTGTCACGTGACATACGTTCAGCAAGTGGTGAGGCGTATGACGTCGAGATCACATTCCATTTAGGAAATTTACCCATTGCATACGCTGGAAAACGACGCGACGCTAATTCAGATTTACCCGAACGAGGCGGTGCGAATATCATTAAACGTGGCGACAAACCAGCTTCACAGTCGAGTAAGAATTGATCTAATTCAGCACATACAAGCTCGTTAAACCATCCTGTTTCGTAATCCTGTTTCGTATACAACGTAAAATCGAGCATTGAGTTTTTAGCGTTCTCAATTGCCCGGCGTCGTAGTTGTTCGTAAACCGCGTTATTACTCGTCGACACGTTTAGATCCCAGTTGATTATGATAACGACCCAAACCTAACGACCGTAATTTCTGTTCAAGTTCTTCGTCTGGTATTTCTTGAATCTGTATCGGTTTACCACCTGGCCCAGACACTTCAATCAATTGTTTGTCGAGTCCGAGCAGTTTAGATTTACCTAACGTCGCAGATACCGCCGCGCTTGCCTGTGGTATTATTGAGCCCAATGCAATCTTTCTAGCTTCTTCGAGTTCACCCAGCAAGTCGTCGACCGTCACGCGGTGTCGTTGTCGATGTTCTTCGCGTAATTCAGCGATTAACCCCGAAACCGCCCCGTTCTTAATCAACTCACCGGCACGTTTGGTAACCGTCTCGGGTTTCATTTTCGTAGCGTTATAAGCGCCTCGATACGCTTCAGAATTATTGTTTAATTCCACAACGAGTCTACAAAATTTCTCCTGTTTCTGAGTTAGTTTCATTTTAATTAAGCCCATTATGTAACATACCGTCAATAATGCCACAATTCGCCCCATAACGCCACACATCGAGCAGTACCCCGAATCAAAACGACTCAGGTAAATTTTCAGGTACTAAAAGCAATTAAAGAATCAATGACTTAGCGTACTTACCTCTATACCTCTATTCTTTTAAGTTGTAAGAATTATAGATATGTATATAAGAGTATATATATATAAAGGGTAATATACATATATAATGAATATACAAAAATACTATAGGGAGTTCAAAAATTTTCAGTTACACCCCCGAAATAAGGTAACGTTTTAAATTCAACGACTTAAAACACCTTAAACGTCACCCCACAATTTAGAGGTGTGGACATAATGTAATTATCGTAAAATTACAATAACGATGTTATACTATTTAAGTCATCCAACGAACAGAACGAGGAAATTATGGGACGCGCTTTTAAATCTAAAACGGGCGAATATATCCCCCACCCAGACGACCGAAACGCATCGGCAAGGCTTCGTCATCGGTTCTATATTGCCGAAAACAAGTGTGAAGTGTGTAAACATAGCTCACTTAGATACACTCAGAACGACAATTGCATCATGTGTCAGCGCTATAAGATCGAGTTAGCTCGACTTGGTGAAGGGGCAATTATAGACTGGGAAGGGACGATCCCCGAGGCAATTGACACGCCTGAAAATTACGCAGAAGTGCGGCGCGCTACGTTACTAATTGAAAGTGATCCGACGCGCTACGTGTTACATTATGACCCTTGTTTAACACACGGACACGTGCGAGTGTCTGACCGCGTTAAACATGACAAGTGTGTTGAGTGTACTAAATTAGATAAACCGCGCGAACAGGCCACACTCGACGGGCGCGACACGTATGTGTCAACAAGCCCATGTCAAGGATGTCAAGACATCACTGTACGCCGTACCGATGACGCTAGCTGCACTGCGTGTGATTATATACCTAAATCAGACAGTAACGTTATAACACCCGACGCGATGTTAATGCGTGACACACCTGACATCGTAATGAGTAAAGACAACGCGCGTGACATGGGTTTTAAAGTGTATCGTACCGGCACCACTTGCAAGCGCGGTCACACTGGTTGGCGCTACGTATCAACCGGTAATTGTAT